CGTATTTCATGTAAACTGATTATATAATTGTACTGTTTTCATTATTACCTTGTCTTTATTATCTATATCTAAAGAGTCAATGTATTCTATAATACATTGTTTTATATTTAAATCACCAAGTTCGTTTGTTAGTTCAATATTATCTCCTATGTTAAATTTATGTAAATAGTCTGTCGTTAGAGAGAATGGAGATTCAAAAGTTATAGATGCAATTATTTTATCAAGTAGATTTGTTTTAATATCCTTATCTATAACGATTTTTATAGCGAGATTCGACCATCCTTTATCTTTTGCTATGTCTTTTAGCTTTTGAAGTTCACTTAAATTAACCTTTACGTGTATTGGAGATACATTATTTTCGAAAAATTCATACTTTACATCTTTACCACTAAGATCCAATATATAATATCCTTTTTGATCTCCGATATCGTGAAAATCCATTTGAAATGGATTACCTGCGTAAATTATTTCTCCGTTTGAATACTTTCGTCGTTGTCTTTTGTGAAAATGACCGGAAAAAATAAGTTTAGACTTTAAGAGTAGATCACAAGATTCGAATCCAAACTCACAAATTTTAAAGCTATTAAAATTAAAGTTTTGAACTTCGAGATGTCCTATTAATAGGTCACAGGCTGGTATTTTTTTAATAGGGGTTCCCCACGGACAAAAGCCAACCTTTTTATTACAAATTGTTTGTATGGTTGGTTTGTCGATAATTGTAATGTTTTTTCTGTTGTTTAATATTGATAATGAGTGTACAGTAGAATTATCTTTATAATAAGCATCGTGATTACCGGGAATCATGACTATGTCAAAATCTTTAAATAAATCTAATACATCATTTGCAAAATGAAGAGATTTTACGTTTATTTCATCTCGATAGTGGAAAAAGTCTCCTCCAAAAATTAATTCTGTAATTTTTTGTGATTTTAACTGGGCTGAAAACCACTTGGCCCATGAGAAAGTAACATCATGCCATTTTTCGCTATTTTGATGTAAGCCTATATGTAAATCAGAAAAGAATCCGATTCTCTTGCTATTTAAAGACATTTATATGTATAATTCTCGGTCGTAATCCTTGCTAGGAGCCTTATTAGTAGTATCCTCCTCATTTACTAATTCTCCATAAATTTGCTGTTGATAGTCACTAATTGTTTGTCGATATTTTTTTTCTTTTTTTATTCTATTAATAAATGCATGATAGGCGATCGTCGTAAAATAAGAGAATGGATTTGAGGGGGAATCTATTCTAAATTTTTTATTTTTCACGGCTGCAACCATTTTTACTACTGCATCGCCAATCATTTCGTCTTTGTAGCTATAATTTATGAAGTTTGGAGAATAGCTTAATCCAACTGCAATTTTATAAACTGATTCAGCTAATTCATCTATTAAATCGTCAGACTCATAATAATCTTTTAAGTATTGTAAAAATTCTTTTGGATTAACATAGTAAGCTTTTTTATTAGGTTTTTTCTTTTTTATTTTGGGCTTCATGGTATTGCGTAAAATTATAATTTATATGTTCGCTGTCATATAACGATAAACGCTGCTCTATATGACGTTGGCCATAACGTAAATTATCAGCGATATCAAAGATTATAAGCTCTTTCTTATCAATATGCAACCGAAGGCCTCGGCCTATACTTTGTATTATTTTAATTTTTGCTTTACCGCCGTTAGCAAATATTATATAATGTAAATTTTTTATATTAATACCTGTAGAAAATATTTTTGATATAGCGACAACTACTATGTTATTTTGTTCCTCCATTAGGGTTTGTATTTTTTTACGTTCATCTACATCTACTTCCCCTCTAATAAAATATACTTGTTTACCTTTACAGGAATTGTGTAATATATTCATTAATATTTCACCATGCTCTATGTAATCAATTAATATTAATACATTGTTATCTAGTTTATTTGAAAGTTTTGCCAATAGATTATTTCTGAAACAATTTTTACGTATAAATTCATTTTCCTGTAAATAATAAGCGTTAGAATTATTACCATGATATATTTCCGTTGAAGGTGTATCGTAATTTAATTCTAAAACATGAACCTTAGCTGGTACGACATATTTTTCTTTTCTTAATTCATGAGCTTTTTTTTCAAATAATTGAGGTCCTATTTTACCATATATGTTCCATTTATCTAATAGCTCGGATGGTAAGGTCCCGGTAAATCCAAATCGATGAGATGTATCTATTTTTTTAAGAATGTTATTTATTTTATTTCCTTTTCTTACTTTATGTACTTCATCTACAATAAGAAAGTCTATATGCTTTATCCATGATATATCTTGCTTTGAGCTTTGTAAAATACCTAAATTAGCAATAATAACATTGTTAGATAAATTTAATTTATTTTTTCCTGTATATATAGTAGTAGAAAAGGAAACATTGTATTGTTTAAAATCAGACATAGTTTGATTAACTAATCCTAGATCTGGAACTATAACTAGTCCTTTAAAATTTTTACTATAATTTTTGTAATAAAATTCTAATAACCCAGCCATTGTAAGAGTCTTGCCGCCGGCAGTCGCAAGGACTACTGTTCCTCTCCCTCTGTCAATGCATTTGTTAATTATATCTTGTTGATATTGTCTATACTCTAAACTTAAATTATAATCAATAATATTATCTTTACGTAATGTAGGTATTAGTGCGTTTTTTATTTCTTTTGAAAAATCAATTTTTATATCTTTCGTTTTACAGAATTTTGTAATTTCTATTAATAATCCAATATCAGTTTTTCCTTGTTGAGTAATTACGTACGTGCGTTGTGGTACAAACCTGCCAAATCTTCTTTGAAAGTGTACAGCTTCGTTTTTTACACTAAAATGCTCTCTGATGATATCTAACTCAGGTCCCTCTAGTACTGCTTGAGAGTTTGAATTTAATGTTATATTGATCATTGAGTCTCAAGCTTTATTAATTCTACTAGATTTTTTATATCATTCGTAGCGAAGCTTATGTTTTTATATATATTTTCTAAGAAACTGATAATAAGTGTTTCATTGTCAATGTTTTGATCTATAGTTTTTATTTCTTTTTTGTTTTGTACTGCCTTTTCTGCTATAGATCTATTTACTCGAACAGGTTCTTTATCCTGATAAGCGGTTACATATTCATTAATAAGAGAAGAGCGTTTAAATTTAAACTTATTTAATTTAATTTTATGATTAATTAATCTTGCAGACCATTTATGCTTATTGGCGACTAATTGCTCTTGAGTGGAAGTTACTTCTAGTCTAGAAAGATTCGTATCTATCTTTGCTTCATCTAAATACTGATTGATAATATCACCAATCTCCATTTATTTATTATAGTCTCTTATTTAGAAAGTCAACTAAATATATATATGAGTAATACTTTTGAGCACATGTTAAATAAAATTAACGAAGCTCAATTAATTCTAGATCCATGGCCGTATATATTTATCAAGGAGTACACACCGGCGATGTTTTATAAGAAACTGTGTAATGAAACCACTAGTATACATCTTCAATTAGACTATGATAATTATACTGGAAGAACGGAAGAAATTGGATGGCGACAAACAGAGGAAGTATCTAATACTTGGTACGATGTTTCCCCAGCGTCACTTAATTATGGTGGTGCAGTGTTACAGGAGTATTGCGATATTGTTTCTAGTAAAGAGATACAGTCTGCTATTTCTCTTAAATTTGCTGATTTTCTGAAAAAATATGGTCATGTTAATTACGTTAATAAATCACAAGATATAGTTGGTGTTGTAACATCATATGATGTTATAACTACAGGATGGAAATATCCAATACATTCTGAGATAAGGAAGAAGCTTTTTACTCATTTGCATTATCTAGCAATTGAAGGTGATGATAAATCTATAGGAACACGTGTGTATCCTAATACAGGAAAAGGAAACTCATTAGATTATGATAAAGATTGCTTGATGACGTTACCTTATCTTCCTAATAGTGCATTAATATTTTGTCCGAGTAATGTGAATGAACATAGAACTAATCATGCAGTATGTCATACATCTAAACAAACAAGATATAGAAGATCTCTTCACACATTCTATCACTGTGAGTTCCCAGCCCCGGCAATACATAAAGTAGATAAATGGGCGTTAATACCTGAAGATAAAAATTTAGGTTATTATTATTCTAATGAGAAGGAATATATGTATAACCGCTCTCGTATAGACTTAATTTAAATCTCTTACGAAATTATAGAATTCTTGTCTTGTAAGATCAGTTTTATCTAAGAAGGCCCCGGACATTCTAGCAGTTTTCATTGTACTATCATGCTTTACACCTCTTACACAAGCACACATATGATTAGCTTCTACTAATACTGCTACACCGTTATTTTCATCACATACTTTATCTATATGTGTATGAATTTGCATAGTTAGGTTTTCTTGTACCTGAGGTCTTCTCGCAAACCATTCAACAATTCTATTTAATTTACTTAAACCAATCACCTTACCATCTCTTCCAGGTATATAAGCTACATGCGCAACGCCAATAAACGGTAAATGATGATGCGAACAAAAGGAATGTACTGTAATATTACCTTGAAATACAAATCCATCGTATTTATCAATATTATCAAATGCAGTAATTTTAGGTGGCTCTGTATAACATCCTTCCGCTAAGTCATTTACAAATGCTTTAGCTACTCTCTTAGGTGTATTTGAGCTATTAGGATCATTTCTCCAGTCAAACCCTAGAGCATCCATATATTTTTCATATGCCGCCGCTGCATTATTAATAATGCTCTCTTTTTCTTCAGGAGTCCGTGGTTGGTTTTGATTGGCATATTGAAGTAAATCCTCATTCATATGAATCAGTATAATATAATTGAATTATAAATCAACTAATTAAATAATTATATGGATTACGTTATTTTAAATAATGGTTGTTCTTTTTCTGCAGATTGGTCCTTACATCGTTACGGTTATGAGCGCCAGCCATTGCATCCGCGCCGCCAAGCTGATGCACCGGAGTCGCTGGGCGTTCACCCGAATGTGTACTACGCGCCCGGTGAGAAGAAGAAACTCTCCGATGCCCCTGGATCCGTGATCCGTTCGGATCAGTTTGGCTGGACTACATATTGTAAATACTTACCTGGAAAAATATATAATATTGCGATGGGTGGTACAGGTATTGAGTCAGATAGATTAGCTAGTTTTATTAGTGATGTTGAAACCGGGCTCACGGACCGTAGGAACCTATATACATTTCAGGAGAATTTCGGTCCGACGGTACCGTCACCAAAGACCGGTGAGCCAAACTCAATACCTGCAGATCTTAAGGTAACACATTTTATTTATCAGCTACCATCATTATGTCGGCAAGTCATGCACACAACATTAAATTATGAAGATTTTATAAAGGCACCTATAGGCCTCCGGGAGGCGTGGGAGGAGTATAGAAAATCTTTATCAGAACCGTATGATCATGCGGAAGAAAAACGTAAATGGAAAGATAGAGAAGATTTATGGCGTAATATTGCAGCAGAATCATCTAATTTAGACAAATACGTAACAAAAGCATTAAATTCAATCCATGAAAGTGTAACCATGGCCCGGAAGAAATGGCCGGGTATAAAAATTATACTATTAAAATATGTACATTCACATGAAAACAATACAGTAGCATATGTATTTAGTAAACTTTTTTATAAAAATGATATACGTAAGTACTGTGATGACAATAATGTCGCATATATATATGAAAAAAACTTTCATACCCATTGGTTTGCTGAGAATGGGCTGGCGAATGATCGCCGGCACCCTAACGAAGCAGGAGCAAGACTTATAGCCAGTAAAATTAAAGAATATTTATGAGAAAGATGTGGTTTAAAATTAGAATTAGATGTGCGCAATTAAAGCAGTGGCTTTATTGTAAAATTAAAAGGGTAAAAAACAAGCCGGATGATCCTAATATATATCCTTTTTGGTAGTTGATATAAATAATTTTATGAAATCTGTTTTATTATGTGGAGGTAAAGCCTGTTGTCCAACTCTTACGTTAATTGAAGATAAAAAAATAGTTCAAATTACAGATGATACTGGTAATATTGTTAAAATGGATATATCTCAAGCTCGATTAATCGATCAAGCTTTAAAGGATCTTGAGAAGGAGGAATAATTATTTTTATTGATTTATTAGCGTGTATCGGTTTAATGTTTATTCTTAAATACGGTACTATTCTTAATTTTCCACGGAAACTCATTTCAAAAATATCTTTTATCAGAGAACTATTTAAGTGTAGTTTATGTTTAGGTTTTTGGACTGGTGTTATTGTGTATTTTGCTAGTAATAATAAGTATATATTATTACCTTTCGCGAGCGCAGGTGTATGTTGGA